TACTGCTGTACTGTTATGAGAGTATGTATAAAATTCAGAGCCTCCGCTGGGTGGTTTTCTCACGGTAATAGTACCACCAGATCCTAGTAAACTAAACGCAAAAGAACCAAAACTAGTGCCTAAAACGAGCCTATCATCAAAACCTCCGGTCAAACCAGTAAGCCCCGTATATCCATCAATCACAAGATTTCCGCCTCTAACATACTCCCTATTTATATTTTCCGGCGTACCAGATTGGTATTGATACGGTCCATTACCTGAATCAATAAGTTGCCACTCAGATCCAGGGCTTGCACGGTAATACAATTCAGCAGTTGTGCCGGCCCAGTTGCCAGTTAAAAAATATAACCTCCTCCGCAAAAGTTTTATCTACAACAAATGTAGCGTTGTCATCACATGTTGCCAAGAAATAATCCCCGCTGCTAATTTGGCCACATGCGACAAAAAACTGGCGGCCCTGTTGTGATCCCCCTAAAATCTCCTCCCCAAAACAATGGTTGCACTTTTCTAAACACAGCATAGTGATTCCAGCGCTGCGTAGTTCCCATCGAACGCCATCAGATGAATACGCAAGCTGATTGTCGTCCGTTACCGCTAAAAAGTGATTTTGAGTTAAGAATGACCTGCCAACCCAATACTTCTCCTCGAACAACGCAACGCTAACAAAATTGCTAGTCGTTGGGCTGCTACCCCCACCATCAAACTCTGCATTGCTTGCATCAACTGCATAAAATGTGCTTCCTGGGAGGCCTATAGTTTTATTAACACTAGATATATAGTCGGTCAGTATTGGTTCATTAAACGTTCCATCGATATACCCTTTCAAGGCTTTGCCCGCTACGGGCTTGCCTTCATTGGTCATCACAACGTCAACGCTAAATGACTGGTTGCCAAATAGCACACCATTGCCAGGCGATAATTCCGTCAGTGTTACGGAATCAATAACAGGTGGAAAGTTTGACTCGGCTTTTAGGCCGAAAAATCCGGGTACTCCTGTGGCCATGGTTAGCTCAGTTTAGAGGCTGTGTAAATAATGCTACTATCACTTGCGATGTAGTAGCCAATTAAGATTTCTCCATCTAATCCGGCCACGCTTGTCTGTGGATCGATCCAAGTGTTAGCAATACCACGCCACGCTGCATCATCGATGTCCGTAAATAATGTAGTAACACCCGGGTCCACGTGTTACAACGATGAACCCACTGGTGCCTTCATAGCCAGAAAGCTGGGGTGTTCCAAGGTTAATCGTTGCGCCATTCTGTGGTTTCTTGGTAGTTAAAATTAGCACTATTGGCAAAATTGTCTGCATCGACAGTCCAAGTAACAGGTGCAAGATCAAGCTGCTTGGTTGGAATCAGCGGTAATTGCGCCAGTGGCACATCGCCGGACCCGTCCAAGCTTGCCAGTCCGTTTGCAACACCGCGCAAACCAGTCAAGCTTTGTGGTGTGACCGCTCGGGTAGTGTCAGTCAACGCCAGTGTTTCTGCTGGCGTCGCCAGTTCAACAAGTCCTTTGGCAGTTGCGGATGCGGTAGGTAGCAGGTCTGCTTGACCAGACAGATCGGGAATGCGTGCAACAGGAATTTTGCTGCTTCCATCCAAATCGCACAGACCATCAGCCGCGCCACGCAAATCGCCTAATGCAGCAGGTGTTACCGCAAGGCGGTCACTGACATATTCAGCCACTTCAGCGGAAGTTGCAAGTTCAACGATGCCTTGTACTGCATCAGTAGCAGTCGGCAAAACGCCATCACCAAATACAATGGAACCTTCTAGCGTGCCGTTAAGCAGTACTTTGCCTGTTAGTTCAGTAAGTGTTGAAGACGCAAGTCGATCCGTTACAGTCAATTGCTCTACTGTTTCAGGAGCTGCAGGAAAATCTGGGTCGCCAGACAGACCACCGAGCCCAGCAATTTCAGTGTTAACTGTTTTCTGCGTGGCAAGATCAAAGATGACATTGCCTTGAACAAGCAGACCATCCTCGTTAAAACCTGTGTTATAGACCCTGCCACCGAGTAGATTGACCCCAAAATAGTCAACCTTGTTTTGATCCGAAAGTGGTTTGGTCTGGTATTTCGGCATCGCCTTTACATAATTGCCGTAGCCGACAAATTCGTAGGCGTGACCAAAAGCACGAATCAAACTGGGCCGATTAAACTCCAGTGGCCAGTTTTCACGGGCAGTGAGTTTGCCCGAGGGTGTTGCGCTTCCAGCATCGGATGGATCCCACAACCGATTAACTTCTGTTTGCAGCTCAAGAATTGTTCCAGCCAGCGTATTGCTGATGTCATTTCCAACATCTTGGGCGCTGTACCCTAAGGCACGCATAAGAAGCGCAACGCCAAGGAAATCAGTGCTGCTGCGAATTTGTTGCAGGATCGACGTATAAGTTGACTGATTGATTCCAAGATCTGTGCTATCTGGATTGCTGTCCAAGTCCGCATCGATCAAGAGAGTCGGACCAGCGGAAATCCTCAAAAGCTCGACGCCACGAACATCGGGAAGCATCGCCAAGCTAGGCTCCCACTGCTCAGTAGACAGCGTGTCAAACTTGTCGTTGCGCTTGCTGCGGTAAACTCGATTGTTTGACGAAACAGGCGTTCCGACGCGATAGTAGTTTGCGGAATTAAATGATGAAGCTGAGTCGCCAGGGCGAACCAGCATTCGATACGCATTGCTACCCAAAACCTTCACCAGAGTCATTGACCTCGGAAACGATAAAAATACTCACCGGAATTGTTCGACGGATCGAGCTGATCGCCCAAGAGTGCTGCGATTGCCAAGGCGGACAATGTAGTTGCCAACTGGACGACGACTTGTTGCTGCAGTTGACGAGACAATCAAGGAATATTGACGCTCTTCAGGCGTCCTCGTATCAACTAGGCGACGAATGTAAACCCGAGACCCAACGAGCTTATCGTTTGCAATAGTGTCAAAGTTGTTATCTGTGCCGGTATTGACCGTGATTTTGGTTGGTTGAGCTGAATCAAACGGATCGGTTGTCAATACAGCATGGACATCAACGGCATCATTTGGCGCACCAGGGCCTTGGTCACGCAGACGATTATCAATCCAGATGTAATCGCCACCTTTCAAGGTGTAGCCGTATTGCCCAAAAACAAGATCTGGATCAAAAGCAGATTCCAGTGTGATGACGCCTGTTGAGCTATCGTATGCCGCAACTGTGCCGATGCCAATGCGGCGGATATTGCTACCGTCGGTTGCGATTCTTTGCGCGCGTTTTATCCGTAAGCATTCAAAATTGCGGTCTTGTATAAACGCACCAGCAGTTGTACCGATGCCACGAAAACCCGATGACAGCAGTGCCGTCATCCCGAAATTACTGTTTGAGTTGGTGATGGTGCATTCGCCACCGCTCGCCGTCCAATGATTAACTGCAGCGCCGATGATAAAGCAACTAACCTCCTGGACAAAAGCATTGTTGATTAACTTAAAGCCAAAGTGCCTGTAATCAGTGGAGTAACAACCAGTCTCGTTGTCAAAAGCACCACTAATTCGTGAACGTATGTTATTGCTGTCCGCGTCAATATACTCTTGGTAATTTGCTGGTGTAACCCAGTTCGTTCCAGAGTAAATTTGCCACGCGTTCATGTCCCGCTGTAGAGACACAATGGTAAACTGAGCCACCACCATGCTCTTGAAGCCCGTAACCAACGAGCCATCCAGATACATGCCGCACATCCCGTAGTCACTACGGAGTGAACAGTTGAAAACGTAACCTGAACTGCCTTTAGTCGAATCGGTTGCGGCGGTTGCGGAGTCTGGATAGAACGTCGTGATCTGAGTTTCACCGGGATTGGCGATCTCAGCATCTGTAGGAGTAATGCCAAACGCAACCGCGATCTTGTCGTAATACGCGGCAAGTTCAGCTTCGGGGCAAAAAGCAAACGCAGACAGCAAATGGTGCGATGCGTTAACGGTGAGTGCGTCCTTAAACGTAAAGTTGAAAAAGAAACTGCCGCCTGTAGTTTTGAAGATCGATCCACGGTCAGTCAGTTGACTGCCATCTGCTGCTGGCACTGCAGCGGGACGTATCACAGATTTTCTTAAATCTGCGCCAATGATCGAAACGCCACGAGGCAAAATGACGCCCAAACTTGCCGAATTAAAGGCGCGGAGGTCTTCTTCGGCTTGGGTCGTATTCGTCGCCCCAAGAGCTAACGCTTAAGATCTGTCGATGGGGCGTTATCGATGATCAGTTCGCCAGCGGCAACCTTGATCAAGATCCGATCGTAAAGATCATTTGCCGCACCACGCTGAATTGACAGCCGAGCGGTCTCAATCAGCGCTCGCTGCAAGGTGCGAAAAGGCGCTGCTTCGGAATAGCCGCAAGTTTAGCTGCTGCTTGGTTAGCGGCGGCGAAGCTGCAACGTCTTCCAATGCCAGAAACGAAGCGATCAGAGCCAATCTCCTTGATTGACGTAAAGCGTGGTCGTGGAAGACGAATCAAAATCCGCGCCACCCAGTCGCAGCACGCTGCGGGGTAACTTCTGCGACTTGATCGCGGAAGTCTTGCTGGGGTGCTGTCAATGTGGTCGATAGCGCCTGCTTGACCTGGGATGATGATTGCCATTATGCGGACGCTTTTAGCACCATTGTAGTCATGACCCCCCTATCTTCAAGGCGATTTCGCCTGAGGTGACAAAAGAAGCTGACCCCACGATAACATCAGTAGCCCTGACGTTGACAGCGATATTGGTGACAAGCAGATTTGTTTTGTAGTACAACCCGCCGCGTGCAAGTTGCGAACAGCCTGTGCTTGCCCTGGTACGCATCATCCAGAACTCCCGCTTCTGCTTTGGCGCCACGCTCTGTCATCATCATGAGCTGCATCAGATTAGCTTGGATCGACGGGTTGATCGTCTGTGCTGGATGACCTAGCGTCGCCCACCAAGTAAGTCAAATTTTGCCGCCTCCAGTGACGATTGTCTTTTAACGCTTTCGCCAAACTTCTCGCCGACCTTGAGTTGTTTCAATGGCACTGGAATCAAGCTCCAGTGACCACTCTTGCAGTTCGCAAAGCAAAACCCACGGAAATCCGTTAACCCATCGGCGTGGCGTAAGATCAGCATCATCGTATTCATCCGTACCAGCAACAGGTGATGCGTACTCTGGCGCAAAATCGCAAATGCTTTCTAATGTTGCTTCATCTCGCGCATCGCTGAACCGATATTGGCCTACTGCTGCTACGCATTTTGTTAACGCATTGTTATACTCCTCGGTTCCGGCTGGCGCTAGCAACATTGACTTGAAGTCGTATTGAGCCAACTCAATTCGGCCATTTGGATCGCCATTGACTGCAGCGCAATAATTGTTGTATAAGCTAAGACGGTTCAGCTGGTCTCTGTAAATAAAAAACGTGCCGCTTTGCGTCCCAGCATCACAGTAAAAGTCATCACGCTCGCCGTAAACACCCAGAAATGTGTCACTACCATTTTGCGTTACGAGTGTGTCACCACCTTGCGTTCCGATAATTTCAACGATATCAGCCTCGTCGGCTTGCTTGTAAAAATAGTCTGTGCTGTCGGCAATATGCTCTCTATTTGGGCCGACGTCCCAGTAACCACCTCGGTACATTGCTACGCCAAGGGAGCACTGGCCCGAAAATGGCAAACCCTGCTCTGCGTAAAGATAAACCTCGTCGCCAGACCAGTAGTCTTGAGTATTTAAAACAAAGACATTAATGTCGCCGCGAAGCGTAGAAGCGTTAACGAGAATTGGGTCAGGGGCTTCTCGCCTTAAGCGAACAATGCCCTCAATGCCGAGAACTGCCATAACATCAGAAAACCGCCAGTCAGTGGACCGGAGATCTGAAAGTTTACAGTGCAAGCTGTAACGCTGCCAACCTGAACGCTTGTAGATGCATTGGTGAGAACCGCAGAAGCACTGATCTGGTTCTCTGATCCCGAGTCGAGTACAAACTCGACATTGCTCAATGGTTCAGCGGCGTTATCAAGCAAATCGTTAAACAACGCTGTTGCGCTGGCTTGTTCCGGATCGTACATGATGTCCGCGCTGCCAGTCACGCCACGGAGCCCAGAGACATAGGTGCGATCATATGCACCCAGCTGAGTGGTCTCCAAAGCATCCTTGTTGATGCTTAACGACCAAGAGCGAACACGAGCAACGACCGCACCACGCCATTTCAATTGCCCGTTGCTGCCGGTGCGGACTGCCATGACTGCCTACGTTTTGGTCTTATTCTAACCGTCCAGCGTGCCAAGCAAGCTTACGCGCACCCTTGATCGTCCTGGGAATAGTGACTCCACTTGTGGAGTGCTGTCCCAGCGCCAAGTTACATGGTTTGGGATTTGATTTTGCACAGCACTGCTCATTCCATCAAATACCGTACTTGGCAACGCTAACCCGTAGGCGCTGCCATTCGCTTGGTCGTAACAGCTTAAAACACTGGCTAGGTCGGCATCGCTAAGGATGAACTCCAAGTTCAGCGAGACGTTGTACGCCTTGCTGCCGTACAGCCTGGTCGTGCCAGCGCCACTGATGCTGTTGAACCGTTTGGTCGGAAATTCGCCAGCCGTGTAGTTCCGGCTTGTCGGCGAGATGTTGGGAAAACTTACAGTCATGTTCCGATCAAACCATCAAGGAACCAGTTGTTGTCGTCATCAAAGCCATCGACGACACGGCTAACGCCCGCCTCATTGACCGGGAAATGCACGGCTTCAACCTCTATATTACCGTCCTCGTCAAATGACAAGGACTGGGTTTTGTAGGTCTGTGTATTGGTCTGACCACTGCGAAGACAGAAAACGGCATTGCTGTAGCTTGACTTGCCGCCGCTGACGGTCAAGGTGGTTTCGCTGATTGTGGGGTTGACGCCATCCCACAACAAAACGCTATAGCTTCCATCATTGAGTGGTGGCCATGCTGTTACCGTGCCATCGCTTGCAATGGCGCCATTTTGTGGCTGCTCGAATACGGTGGTTTCAAGTCCGAGCTTGAAGACGGATCCGATATCCAGCGACGCTTCAGATGGGACGGTCTTGAATCGAATGGTATGGGTTGAGTAACGCCGGAATCGGCATTCCCATTTTGCGCGATCAATCGCATGACGTTCGCTGGTGCAAAAGTCAGACATGTCAATACGCTCCAATGGAGCCAGTCTGTCAACATTAGCTTCTCGCACGATGATCTCACGTATCGACGGGAAAAGGCCGTTGCTAGAAATATCAGATGCTTCTCGCTCTTCGCGCCAACGGACGGAGATGCGGGGCGGGATCCGATTGGAAGGATCGACATAATTTAACTGGAACGTGTCTTCAATAATATTGCCAGCGGTGAAAAGTCCAGAAATAATTTCCGGTCCCTCGAAATTTGCAACTGGCTGCAACGCAAATTTGCCGTTGCGGATCACAAGATCCAACAGAAAATCTTGGGCGCGTTCTGCGCCCCAAGTGCGGAGGTTCAGCTGTTCGATAATTGCACCGTCAAAAAAGTAACGCCTGTTGTAGTTCCAGGCTTTAGCGGCATCAAAACTGGCCTTGTCAATCTGGCGCGGACTCATGATCGAGCCAGTGCCGTATCTTGCGCTTGTAAATAGGTCATAGAGCACATCTGGAAATGCGCTTGTGCTTCCTAGCCCTTTATTAACATAAACGCTAAATTGGTTGAGCTGATTCAGCTCCCGGCTGCTGCGAATGTTAAGTCCCACAATTGCGAGAAAATCGTAATCGGGCGGTTCGGGGTTTGGTGCAATGTTGTTAATATAAACAACTTCATGCTCGACTTGAGTTGCGCTAGTAGTGATTTCGTTGTAGACAAAAGCCTCGGCAAGTTTTGCCCACGAATCCCCATAAAAATCCTCGTCATCAAATGGAGAGCCAAGATTGCCATTGCGAGGTCTCAAGAGCTGAATAGCAAAATTACTCCGATTACGCGCAATCACTTCGCCAGAAAATTCAATACGTGCCAACCCGTCTTGAAGCGTTGGGACTCTATCGACCGCATAATCAAGTATCACTAAGTCGCCCGGCGCTTGACCACTTCTGATCTCCCAGGCCGTAAGGGGTTCAATGCGGAACTCATAACGTCGCTCTTGAGGAAATTCAAAGCGAATGTAGTTATAAACAGCAACACCCGTTGAGCTTCTTGCGCCAAAGCAGTAATTTATATCGATAAAATCTGAGTCTTCGCCAGCAATGCGGTAAGAGATCCTAAAAAAGCTATAGCGTTGATCAGGGCCGGTGTACGTTCCACTTGTAAAGTTGATTGGATTAGCGCTTGAGACTGGATCGTCATCAAAATCTTCGCAAGCCTTGTTGTCAATTTCAGTGGTAGTCCAAGAATCTGCAAAATTGCAAATGCCAGACAGATTTACCTGCAATGCACTGCGTAGTCCAACTTCTATAACACGTCCACGTTTTTCGGTAGTAAAGCTAGCGATCGCGCAGCGGCACAAATGCCCAGAGTTTGAAGCTGTTACCAAACTTGGCCTTTCGATATCTTGCCGCGTGTAAGTGTCACAAGAACCTTGGCGGATGATTTTGAACTGAGCTGAAACAGAATTGCCCATGCCAGACAGATTTACCTGCAATGCACTACGTAGTCCAACTTCTATAACACGTCCACGTTTTTCGGTAGTAAAACTAGCGATCGCGCAGCGGCACAAATGCCCAGAGTTTGAAGCTGTTACCAAACTTGGCCTTTCGATATCTTGCCGCGTGTAAGTGTCACAAGAACCTTGGCGGATGATTTTGAACTGAGCTGAAACAGATTGCCCGCCGCCGATTGGACTATTATCTGCATCGGAAACAAATGGATCTGGGCTTCGGCTGACGCATATAGCCAGTGCGCTACCGATTTTGTAAAGCGAACCAACGTTGATAAGTTCGTCATATTGACGCTGGCGAGACGCTACAGCTTGCCCTACATCGCCAAGGTAAACAATACCTTCGCCAAAGGTAATTCGACCACCGCCTTCCGTGTTGCTCGACAAAAAATATTCAACCATTTGGCCTGGCGTGAAAAATTGCAATCCGCCGCTGCCGATCAATCCTGATTTTGCGTGGAAACGTGTATTGTCTTTTCGGCGTCTTGCTGATTCTTGTCTATCAGTTTTGCATTCAACCAATGCGTCACCTTCTGAGTTTGTTCGAGTTGTAAACTGCAACGCAGGGCGGAAACTTGGATTCACCCGAAAACCAAGGTTGTTGCCGATAAACCCATCAACGCCAAAACTTGTTTGGTTTGATGGCTTGGTTACAAAACAAAAATCAGTCTTCCATTCGTTATTATTGCTACGAACTTGAAAAACATCTCCACCGCCTGCATTTTCAGCGTTGCCAAGGTCATTTGATGGGATAACCCCCGCAAGGTAATCACTGGAAATGATTCGCGAGCCATCAGAAGAGTAATAAATCGTGATTCGCCCGGCATCGGTTGCGGCAAGTTCGTACCCATTAATTAAGTTATTCCCGATCGCAAACTGCGTAGGGTTTAGCTGCATTGCAGTTGTATTGGTTGGGTCTGTGTTGCCCTCTCCAACCAAAAACAAAGCTCGCAGCAGTTGTCCGCCGCCTACGCTATAAATTTGCGACAACAGTAAATTAGTGTTAACGCGAATGCCGCCGTAAGAGATTCCATCAATGGTTTGACGGTTGGCGTAAACAAGCGGAACGGTACTACCGAGTTCAACGACATTTTGCAACGAATCAAAACCTGATTTTGGTGAAAATTCGTCACCACGAACAATTGATTGACCTTGAACATTTCGAGTCTCGACTGTCGGCGTTTTTCGTACTTGCGGCTTGGGTGCTAGTAGGGATGAAATTGCGGATAATACAATACCAATAATAAGGGTAACGGCAAAAGTTACCAGTTCAAACGCAACGGGCTCGCCTGGTCGCAACTTGCTATGCAAAATTGCTTGACGAACAAAAAATCGATACTGGTCTTCCGTTAGGCCAGTGATTTCCATAATCGCCCGATCTTGCGGGAGCAATACGACACGATTTGATGAATTCGGGCTCAGCATCAGCTCAATGAAATTTGACCCGTTGATGGCAGTGCTCCAACAACAGCTTGCGTCAGAACGCGCCTTGGTACGTTTCCTTGCACGGCATCTAACGGATTGCCAAGACGTACCTGCAGTCTACTTGTGTCGTGTTCAAAGCCAAGAACAGCATAAAGTTCTTCGCTTTGCTGTCGCGTCTCGTTTAACGTATCGGGATCGAGCCATACCGTCCGCACCTCTGCAAGCCAGCGGTTATCTGAAGCGGTTTGAAATACGTTTAGATCAAGTTCGTTAACAGCAAAAACTAATGCTGCCGTTATGCTTCCGCTTTGAAGATCAAGCGTTCCACCGCTAAAACCAAAGCCTGCGAAGACGTAAGAGGTGTCATTGTATGAACGTGACTCGCCTTGGAAAAAGTTTTGAAACGCATAGCCAGTGGGCTTACCGTCACGATCCAAAATGCTTAAGTAGGTGCCAACTGCAAGCATCAGCGAATCCCCACCTGTTGCCTGATACTAGGGCGCTTTGTCAAATCGTTGAATACCTGCGTTCTGGCCTTGCGGGCTGCAGCTTCAGACATTGCGGTACCTTGCTCAACTGTAAGGTATTCAACATTGTTGATAACGGTCGTGCCAACGTCAAGCTTAATTGGGTCAGGGTTCATGATTCGTTGCTGCATCTCGCGGCGTTCAATGGTTCGTTCCATCGTTTGGCTGCTTGAAGCGACAGCGGCTTGGCTTTGAGCAATGGCCTGCTGAGTCGTGTAATGGTTAATGTAATTTCGGCTTTCGGCAAGTGCAGCATCGGTTTCAGTTTCATCGCCGCTCATGCTTGAACCAGCGCTGGTGTTTTCCAACGCAGCACGGCTAGCCGCAAACATATCCGCAGGCATGACCATGCCGCTGCCTGATGGCACCATCAACTCAGGACCACGTTCGCCGACGATGTAAGGCTGGTTGGCGTTGACAGGGCCGCCGGAGGCGCGTGTGCCGAAGCCTAGGAAGCTAAGGATGCCAGCGCCATCAGCACCAGCAAGTTGGTTTAGGCCAAAGTTAAGGAAGAAGCTGCCGAGTTGCTTCAGTGTGCTTTGCAGGATATCGTTCCAATCGGCAGTGCCATCAATCAAGCCATCAATCGCGCCACGCAGCTGGTTGCCAATGATGTTACCAGCGCCAGAGAGAGCTTGCTCTACGGCAGTTGCTTTCTCTTCGACTTTCTCCATGCCTTGCGCTAAATCTTCGCCCATCAATCGACCCATTGATTCTGCAAAGCTATTAGTATTAGCGGCCAACTCATTCCTTCTGGCTTCAAGCAAAATCAGCATGTTTGATTTTTCAACTTGATTATCTAGCAATTTTCCATATTTTTGATTGATCCTGGTTCTCTGCTCTTCAGTTTTAAGTATTAAATCTTGCAGCTCTGTCTCAGACTTTGAAGCCTCTAGCTTTTGTTGAGATTGAATAAGTGCATTATTAGCCTCAATCCCTAGCTTGCGTTGCGCTTCAAGCTGTCTTTCTAGCTGTTTCTCGGCTTCGCCTTTACCGGCTGACTTTGCACCTGGGCCGACCTTGCCTCCTTCGACTGTACTTGTATCAATGACATCTCCGACCTGAAATTGACCCCCACCACCACCGCCTTGCTCAACGGCTGGCGGAGTAAATGCGCGATTTAATGTTTCAGCTGCTTCGCCAAACGCTACGCCAACCTTGCCTAACGCAGACTGAACGGCACCCGTAACAGCCGAGCCAATATTTGCGGCGCCTTGAAGCGCTCCACGGAGCCATCCTGGTAGTTGATTGTAAAACGCCTTGATCTGCTTAAATGCTTCCGCAAACGCATCGCTAAATGCTTGACCTATTGCTCCAATGATTCCGCGAACTCCGCCGCTAATTGATGACCACAAGTTAGATGCGGTCGTGTTAACGCTTGTTGCTGTATTGTTCCAAGATGAAACAACAAAGCGACTGAACTGTTGCCAGAATCCAGTGATCGCATTGATTGGACCTTCGAATGCGGCGATTAAGTCTTGGCCAAACTGAAACGCGGTGATTGTTAAATCAGCCAAAAGCTGACCCGTAGCTTGCCCGAATGCGGCAATTACATTAGAAGTGGTTTCAATTCCAGAGCGAATGGACTGCCAGCCTTCCTCAAAACTTTGCAATTGCCGTTGTGAATCAATCCCGAGCGCATCTGCAATTGCCTTGCCAAATGCACCTGTCGCCGCAGATACTGCTTCAATTGGTGCAATGATTAAATCAAATGCTGACGCTAGTGCTTCAACCGTAACGGCAGCGCCAAGCAAGATAACCTTTAATGCTTTACCTAAAGACGATTGATCTGCGAAGGCATTTTGAAATGCTGTTTGCAATCTTTTCAATGCACCTTGAATGGTATTCGCCGCTTCAGCCTGAGCGCGTGCAGCAGCACCTGTGCTATCTTTTTGCCTGTTAATTAGCTCTTCATATCTCTCAAGATTGTTTAGCACTGGCAGCAACGCCGGCCCAGCCTCTGTTCCTAGCGCTTTGAAAATCTGTCCAGTGTCAAGTCCTTGCAGCTTTTGCAAAGTGCCGAGCAATCCGTCGGATTCAAGCGATGCTGCGCTTATGTCAATACCGACATCCTTCAATGCTTTACTCGCTTCGCCACTGGCCAATCGAGCTAGGGCACCTTTCAATCCAGTGAATGCGACCTCCGCTTGAACGCCTGATGCAGTTGCCTGAGCTATAACCGCATTGACTTCCTCTAATGGGATGCCAAGACCAGCCGCAGCCGATGCAACCTTACCGATATTCTGTGCGTATTCCGCAACAACAATCTTGCCGTCATTTTGCGTTTGGATAAATTTGTCAACAACTGACGTTGCATTGGCTGCTGACATTTCGTAGGCATTCAGCACTGACGTTGCCGCATTGCCAACAGTATTGATATCAGAAAAGCCGCCAACCGCTCCAAGACTTGCGGCTTTGAGCACATTAACGGCATCGGCTGCATTGACGAATCCCGCAGACGCGACATCATAAGCTGCAGACGTTAATTCAGTGACACTTGCCTGGCCTTTAAGTTCGTTGCTTAGCGATTTCAACTGCGTAACCAATTGCTCGCTGTTTGTGCCAAGAGACCTAACCTTTGCTTCGGCAAAATCTTGCTGCTGCAGCGTTTGAAACGCTGCGCCTAATCCAGCCAATCCGCTCAATGCCAGCCCGATTGGGCCTAAGGCTGAGTTAAGTGCAGCCCCAAATGATTTAAGTTTTGCTGCAGCACCAACGGCGCTGTTTCCTGTTTTGTTAATAGTATTAGCAGCTCTGGCGCTAGTATTAGCGGCACCATTCAGCGACCGATCGACTTCCTTGCCGC